GGGGTACGGAGAGAGATATTCGAGATGCGGACGCTATTATCACAGTGTCGATGTTAAAATTGTGGGATTCGTACTCCAGTTATGAAGATTATTATGAAAATTGCATGAAGCACGGCTACGAATTTGCTGTGGCAAAGAGCACTCCGCATCAGTTGAGAAACGTTCATACAACAAATTATCAATATTTGCAGGATTTTGAGCTAAGTGACGAGCAAATTAATCAACTAATCTATCCAACTGTTAGAAAAATCAAAGATTGTCTTGGCCTAGATTGGAAAAAATTGATTTTATATATGTGTGGACAAGGCTTAGATGAGCGCAGTGTTGACCATATGGAACCAATATGCAAGGCAATTATGGCAAATCCAGAGCTGATTGATGACCCATATGTGCGCTCAAAAGTTCAAAGAATGATTCAAAAGCGCATAAAAACAGCAAAAATTGGTGTTTTGGACGTTGAAGGTGACTATGCGATCCTTGGAAATGACCCCTATTCTTTGCTGCAGAACATGTTTGGTATGCCTATCACTGGTTTACTAAAAGCAGGCGAGTGTTATCACCAGTATTGGACAGACAAGGGTGTTGATGAGGTTGTTATGTTCAGAGCACCCATGACTTCTCATAACAACGTGTGCAAAATGCAGGTTGTTGCTAGAGATGACATGAAAAAATGGTATAGATATATTCACACATGCTGTTTTATTAATAGCTGGGATACCACCGCCATTCGGTTAAACGGTGCGGATTATGATTCTGATAGTGTTTTCTCTACTAACAACAAGGTGCTGTTAGATACTTTTCAATATAAAAAGACATTAATGTGCGTGCAAAGCAATACTGTTAAAAAAGTACCAACTGAATCAGATTTTGTTTCGTCAGAAATTAATGGTTTTGGAGATTCTATTGGCAGTATTACTAACAGAGCAACAAATATGATCTCTTTAAGAGAAAAATTTGAAAAAGACAGTGACGAATATAAGCTTTTGAGCTATAGAATTGATACCATGATGAACTATCAGCAGAATGCAATTGATAGAATTAAGGGAATTGTGGCCCGTCCAATTCCAAAAACTTGGATTGATCCGCGTTCTTGTAGGGCAAAAGACACTGATTTCGAAGAAAAAAAGCAAAAAATGAGGCTTTTTAAGCGAGTTGCGGCAGATTTAAAGCCTTATTTCTTTATTTATCGATATTCTCATATCAAAGCAAAATATGATCAGTACAATAAGTCTGTGGGCTCCAATTGTAAAATTAGATTCGGAAAATCACTTTATGACCTGCAAAATAGTGAATTTTTGACTCAAGAAGAGCAGATTTTCTTAGAAAATTATGAAAAATATCTACCAATTAGTGTCGCTCCAGGTGTTATGAACCGTATATGTTGGAAAATTGAGGACGCTTTTCAGTCTACCGATGTACTTCCAGACGTATATTTTGATAAAAATATCTTAAAAAATGATTCGGAATATACAGATGATGAATTTGAGGCAGTTAGAGACTTATATAACGAATATAATAAAAATATTCAGCTAGTCCTCAGAAAACAAAAGAAAAATGAGGAAGCAGATGAGAATGTCGGACTATTGGTAGATCAGCTTAAGCAAACATTTTTAGAAGAGTGCAATAAAGTTTGTCCAAGTGCCGAAGTTTTATCCAATATTGTGGTTGATTTATGTTATAGTTCTAGCAAAAATAAGACTTTTGCATGGGATGTTGCGGGAGAACAGATCTTCCAAAATGTATTAAAGAAAAACAATAATACAATACAGTTTCCAATTAAGGATAAAAACGGAGATATTGAGTTCTGTGGAGAGAAATTTTCGCTGCACACAAAGACAATCGGGGGTGAGAGTAATGATGATCTTGAATGAAGAGAAGTATGCAAAGGATGTTTTGACTGGCCAGAGAGACGATGTTAAGAGTATTAAACAAAAAATTGACTTAATTGCTCGATATAATTGCCACGTGTTAAATAAAAGTAGTGACGATAGTTATTCTTCTATCATTAAATGGCTAGAAAGACATCATGATATTTTTAGTGAGCAAAGTTATTCAAATATCATTTCCGATTGTATTAAGAAAGCGGCAAAAAGACATTTTTATCATGTTGGATCTGTTAGAATAACTAAAAAAGAGATGGATCTTATTGCTGCGCAAAACAATTTAAGACATGAAAAGATTTTGTTTGTATTGCTTTGTATGGCAAAAGTTCAAAGGGATGCATACGGATTTGACAATGGTTTAATTTCTTATAATATTACTGATGTGTTTAAGTCCGCAAGAGTTTCTGTTCCAGTGGATGAAAGAGAGCATATTCTGCATGAATTTTTAAAGGCAGGCTTAATAGGTTTGCCAGTAAAAAATGACACAAAATGCATGTTTATTAAGTTTGTAGACAACTCAGAAGATGATGTTGTTCTAGAACTCAGTGAGCAAGACTGTAGTGAATTAGCTTACGCATATCTCAAATATACTGGACAAGGCAAAATTGTTAAATGCGCTAGGTGTGGTAAGCTAATTAAGCATAGCCAAAAGTTTGGTGATGTGTGTAGTATGTGTCAGAATACCATCAGTAACATGAAAACTATATGGTGTATTGATTGTGGCAAGGATTTTAGTGTTGATATTAGAAATATGACCAAATGTAGATGTGATGAATGTCAGCATGAACATAGAAAAGAATGGGATAGAGAAAGAAAACGACAGCAAAAAGAGCAAAATTCCACTTTTGTTATTTAAGCCAACAATACAAAATTAATGAAAAAGCGTTGCGCCGCAACGGTTTTTAGGATTTTTAAATTTTGCATTCGAGATTTTCTTATATGGATATATAGGAAAACATTAGGTAATTGTTAATACAATACAAATGTGATTATACTCCTGTGGCCTACGGGCCACGGGGTTTTTGTTTTATATATCAACAATTGTTATAGAAAGCAACCATGAAAGTGAGGAACAAAAAATATGAGTGAGATGTTAAATGGAATTTTAGTTGGAGTTCGTGAGTCAACTGCTAATATGCAGCTGCCAGATCCTGATCTAAGAGATTTTTATAGAGACGAAGAAGATAGAATCTTTTGGTTGGACCAAGGTGTTGGTGAATGTGCAACAGATCTAATTAAGATGATTATTCGTTGCAACAAGGAGGACAAAGGCAAGTCTGTTGAAGATAGAAAGCCAATTAAGATTTTTATTGATAGCCCAGGCGGCGACGTAACTTTTATGTGGTCTGTTATTAAGACTATTGAAATGAGTAAAACACCTGTATGGACAATTAATTATTGTACAGCATACTCTGCTGCGGCAGAAATTCTTGCATCTGGTCATGTTAGACTGGCATTTCCTGGTAGTCATGTAATGATCCACCTTGGATCTTGTGCCTATTCTGGCGATGTAGCTAATGTTGAGACCACTAAGAAATATTTTGATGCACTATCTAAGAAAACTGTGGATCATCTATTAGAAAGAACCAAGATTGAGCCAAAGATGTTCAAGAAGAAGACTATGACTGATTGGTTTTTAGACGAAGATGATGCGTTAAAAAACGGCGTCGTAGATAGAATTATTTCTGATCTAGATGAGATTTTTTAATATCATAGGAGGTACAAGATATGGCTAAAGCAAGTATTACTAAGAAGTATTCCTTAAGTGCTAATGGCACCTTGGATATTGATGATAGTGGCGTAATTAGTATTGAGAATCCAGATACTGGAGAGCTAATTGATCTTAAAACTCTACTAAAAGATTTTGTTGACCGTCCAATTAAGTTAAGTGTTACTTATGACGAAGATTATGAGTAATGGCTAGGAAGGGGCAACAAGATGGAGCGAATAATGAAAAAACCAGAGCTTGTAGACGAGTTGGCCGCAAGAACTGGGTTTTATAAATATAATATGAGGGATGTAGTTGATGCTCTTGCTGATATTGTTGAGGAGCACTTCCTTACCGCAGAAATTGGAAAAGACAGTGAATTACACCTAGCACCTGGAGTTGTCTTGGTTGGTAAGCGCAAGCCCGCTGGTGAGGCCAAAGACCCGAGAACTGGGGAAACAATTGTTAGTCCTGAAAAGGTTATCCCATCTGCGGTTTTTAAACAATCAATAAGATTGAAGCTATATAAGAAGCCGAAGGGTTATAAAAAGAAAAGCAAGAAAGGATAAGGTATATGGAAAATAGTTTAAAAAGAATAGGCGGAGAAACTGACGATCAGTATTTTTATCGCATTTGTAGTATGAAAGAAAGTCTTGGTTTTACTTGGCCACAAATGGCCGAAATTTTTAATAATGAGTTTGGTTGCAATAAGGGTGACACTGCATATAGAAAACAGTGGGCTGCTTTTAATAAAGTCTTTGAAGCAAATGTAGATAAGATTGTTGGCGACAATGTGTACTCAGCCGAGCTAAAAGATCAGCTTGATGAGATTTATAAAGCAAAGAGACAACTTTTTGATCAGAGACGTGAATATAATAAGATTCTTACGAGTGACGCAAGAGCTGACCATTTAACAGAAAAGTTAATTGAGGCAGCTAATGCAGTACCGTTGAAAGATTATTCTAATATTTTCACTTTTAAGAGTGGGGCATCTAATGAAGAAGCAGTGTTGTTGTTGTCAGATTGGCATTATGGTCAAGTTTCTAATAATATTTGGAATCAGTATGACATCAATATTTGTTTACAGCGTGTATCAAAGCTGTTTGACAAGGTTTATTCAGCTTTAATGGAGCATGAAATTAAAACTTTGCACGTAGTGTTATTAGGAGATTTTGTCAACGGCGCAATACATACTGGTTGTAGAGTTGCTTCTGAAGAGAAGACTTGTGATCAACTTATGCACGTTTCTGAGATCCTTGCAAATTTTATTAATTCACTGTCTGTGCCCGTTGATGCAGTTAATGTTTATTCTACATACGGCAACCATGCACGCACTATTCAAAACAAAGATGATAGTGTGCATGCAGATAATATGGAGAGAATTATTCCATGGTGGCTAAAACAGAGACTAGCAAATAACAATAAAGTATCTATTGCAGAGAGTGATTTCTATGAATTTATCTATTTTAATGTTTGTGGATATAATGTTGTTTGCACTCATGGTGATTTAGATAAGTTTAAAAATCTTGGTGTAACCATTAATAGCTTGTTTACCAAAAAGTATGGTAAGTCTATTGATTATACTTTTTCTGGTGATAAACACCATCTAGAGGCATTTGAACAGTTTGGCGTAGAATCTGCTCTAGTTGGCTCTCTGTGTGGTACAGATGAATATGCGAATAACAAGCGGTTATATTCTAACCCTATGCAAACATTGTGTATTTTTACACCAGAAGATGGTAAGCTATGTACTTATAATATTAAACTTTAATCTCTAATATGAGAGAAATAAGTTTAACAATACAAAATTAATATCTTGTCAGCCAGCAATGGTGAGACACTTAACTATGAACCCGACACGCCTCTTTACAATGCGTACCACGTCGGTCTTTAATTTATAAAATACAAAAATTGAAAGGACAATTAAGACTATGGAAAATATTAAGAAAGAATTTAAGTTAGTCTTTAATAGTGGTGTTGCTAGACGTCTTCTAAAGATGGGCATTAATATTGCTGATATTAAGGCAGATAGAGCAAACCCTGATAAGACTGTGTTCGTGTTTAAGAGAACTCCTGAATTTGAGAGCGCTTTCGCACAGATTAATAAGGAAATTGCAGAAGTTAAGGCTGCAGAAGAAGTCCTATAATTGGGCTTCTCTTTACTTAGAAAGCTAAGGAAGGAGGTAGAGTATGGCAAGAAGTGCAGGAAAGAAAACTACTTCCACAAAAAAAACAACAGCTGATGAAGCTAAATATTTGTGTCATTATTGTTTAAAGGAAAAAAAGAAGTCTGAATTTTATATGAGTACAGATCCTCTTGTTTTAACTGGTGTTACATCTATGTGTAAAGATTGCGCTAAAAAGATCGCTCTTAATTGGGATGAACGCAGACAAGAGTATGGATCTTGCACCAAGGCATCAATTCAAGAAGCACTAGAAAGATTAGACAAGCCATATATAGAGAGTTTATATAATTCTAGTTATATTGAGTGGGCGGACACCTCCAAACAGAGACAAAGAACAACTGTATGGGACGCATATATTAAGAATGTTGGTTTAAAAAACTACAAGGGCATGCGTTGGAGAGACAGTGATATATATGACGTTTATGTTGAGAGGGCAAAACAGACAGCGAAGATAGAATTGGATAAAGAGGATAGATTGCCAGACGCGACCCTTCCTGAGGTAAATGAGGAATATAAAACCAATCGTAGAGATGTTATTAGAATGACTGGTTATGACCCGTTTGCTAACTACCCAATTGAGGAAGATAAGCCGATGCTATATGCACAGGTTGTTAGTTTTATTGATGAGGAAACAAAAAATGATGGTATGAAAATGAATGCCGTTATTCAAATTGTTAAATCTTTCAATCAAATCAGTAAGATTAATGATGCTATTGATGAGCTATCTTCTGATACTATGAAATTAAATAATAACAATGGCACAATTAAACAGCTTGCAGATACTGTATCTAAATTGCTATCTGGCGCAAATGCGCTTGCAAAGGATAATGGAATCTCCGTCAATTTTAACAATAGTAAAAGTAAAGGTCAAAATACTCTTACTGGTAAAATGAAGGAGCTTGATCTAATTGGCTTCAGAGATGCAAAGATTAATATGTATGATATTGATTATTGTCAGGGCATGCAGCAAGTTGCTAATATTAGTTGCAAGGCACAGGTTGATCAAATTGGTTTTGATGAAAATGTGATGAATGAAATTTCTAATATTAGACGTGAGCTTGTTGATTCTTTGCAAAAAGAAAGAGACAAGGCTGTTGAAAGAGCAAGATTATTACTTGTTGAAAATAAAGATTTAAAAGAGTTTTTAAAAGATAAAGGATTAATAGACGAGTTCGGGAAGGTGATTGATAGTGAGTAATATCATTTTAACCGAACGACAGATATTAGAAAGCTGCATTGAAGATTGCTTTGAGGGTTTTAAAGACTTATGCATGGAGCTTGAAGACACTTTTAGCGAGTATGGAATTTTTGTTAGACCGAATCTATATAACATGACAACTAAGAAATATAGAGAAAAAATGGACCTTGCAGAGTTCTTACAGTGGGGTAGAAGAAACCCATCTCGTTTTATTGAAGAAGTTTTCAATGTACAGTTGATGGACTATCAAAGATATTTGATTGATAGTTCGTGGAACAAACCATTTGTGGTATGGGCCATGAGTAGAAATGGCGGTAAAAGTTTGCTTGCTGCTTTATTTATTATGGCAAAAATGCTATTGATTCCTGGTTTTAAAGCATACATCCTAGCGGGTGTTGGTTCGCAGTCAATCGAGTTGTTTACTAAGATGGAACAATTTGCTATGAAGAATATTGCATCATTTACTAATTTAAATGACGTTTTTCAGAGCAATGTTGTTAAGTCTCAGGCCAACTCAACGGGTTGGATACATAATCCAGCCAGTTATACTGTTAGAACTTATGGTGGTTCTCAAGTGTTTACGTTAAACGGTGCGTTCGACAATAATAGATCGAAGAGATCGAACTTAAATGTGTATGATGAAGCCATGAATGCGGCAGATGAGTTATTCCACACATCTGAACCGTTTACAACTCAGAACTCTGAGTTTAAGATGGGAAAGGATTATAATGCTGAAGATATTTTAGCAGAGCCTAGCCCGTTCCCGAACCAATTACTATATTGTTCTTCTGCTGGTAGAACTGACCAGTATTTTTTTAAGAAGTATAGAGAATTTTCAATTAGAATGTTTGCAGGCGATAAGCGTTATTTTGCCGCAGACATTTCTTGCGACGTAATTATTAATGCCACTGTTCACAATAAGCTATGGCCAGTTCCTCTTCTGACTCAAGAAAAAGTTGATCAGGCTATGCGTGAAGATAAAGAAGCTGCATTAAGAGAATATAAAAATATATTTACATCTGAAGGCGGCGATGGACAAATTATTAAGCGTGCAGATATTATCAGAAACTCTTGTGTAAAACCGCCAAAATTAGAAAATGATAATGGCGGCAAGTGGGGCCTATTTTATGACCCAGCAAGAAGCAAAGATAATTCTGTAATACTATGCGCTGAATATTATCAAGATCCCGTTGTTGGATGGAAAATGAGAATACAAAATGTTGTTAACCTCATTGATATTGAAAAGAAAAATAAAACTCCAATGACCACACCTAATCAGGTTAAAGAGTTAAAAAAATTACTTTTGACTTATAACGGCGATGGTTATGCTGACTATGAAAATATTTTAAGAGTTGGCATTGATGCTGGTTCTGGTGGTGCGGGTGTGCAAACCAGTGACTTCTTGTGGGAAGACTGGCAAGATGCTAGTGGAAATATGCATAGAGGCTTATTGGATAAGGAATATAGTCCAGAGGCAGTCAGACTATACCCTAATGCCATTACAGATAAATTAATTCTAATTCAGCCGTCAAAGTATAAGGTAGAAATGTATAAGGCGGCTATTGAAATGATCAATTTAAATCTAGTTGAATGGCCTGCGGAATATGATAATCGTGGATACATCACTTTGACATATGAAGTAGATACAAAGACTGGTAAAAAGACACTTAGAGACAAAGACCCGTCAGAAGCAGAATATAAAGATCTTGCTAAAAAGGGCATTGAGGTTGTTCGTGAAAAATATGATTTAAGCAGAGACGAGGAAGTTGCACTAAAACAGATTGATGCAATGAAAACAGAGCTTGTTAATATTTATAGATTTAAGCAATCGTCTGGCAATGACAGATTTGATTTAGAGCCGTCTGTTAGTAATAAGCTACATGATGACCGCGCCTATGTATTTGTTATGGCATGTCATTTTTTACAACAACTCAGAAGAGAACATTTGGTGACTAGAAAGAAACCAAATAATACAAATATACTTGATAAATTGATAGTTTCTGGTGGTAAACACATAGATAAAATCTTCGGATAGAAAGGATGGTGAATGCTAATGGAAACTAAAGATAGAATTAAACACTTTGAACAAGAAGAACAAGAAAGAATTAAGGCATTTGCCAAAGAGCTAAAAAATATGCTTCAACTTTTTGATCCAGGCAAGATTCCCACTAGAAATACAAGTACTTATAGTAGGGAAACTCTAAGAACATACTTAAAAAACCCGGCTACTGATGGTAATAATAAAAACTTGAGAAAGTTAAGTAATTATTTATATACTATTTCTCATGTATATCGCAGAATGATTAATTATAAAGCGAATCAGATTAACTGTAAGGTGTGGAGTGCATACCCCGTTGTTAGTATGTTTGATGAGAACGATGAAGAGGCAATTTTGCAAGAATATGAGCGTGTAGTTAATATAGTGACTAACATGCATATGGAGACGCAGATATCTAAATTGATGCTTCAAGCATGGAAAAACGGCATTACCTATGGTTATATTTATGGAGATCCAGAAAAAGATGGATCTTTTTATATTCATTTGTTAGATCCAGATTATTGTAAGGTTAATTGTGCATCTTTTGATTCTGGCGTTTTAGGATTCTTGTTTGATATGTCTTATTTTAATGGCAAAGAGGATGAATTAGTATTTTATGACAAAGAGTTCGAAAGACTTTATAAAGAATTCCAAAAAGACAATATTAGATGGAAGCAGCTACCTATTGAGCGAACAATATGTGTAAAAATTGATTTAGACAATTTGGATTATGCTATTCCACCAATGTCTGGTTTGTTAGAAAGTATTATTTCAATTACTGACCTGCAGGCAGCACAAGATGAGATTGACTCTATGCAGAACTATAAGTTGGTCTGGGGCAAATTAGATACTATTCAGGGCACAGATAGTCCAGATGACTTTGCAGTTAATCTAGATCTAGCTCTTGCGTTCATGAAGAAGCTTGGCGCAGAATTGCCAGACAATGTGTCTTTTGGTCTATCTCCAATGGATCTGGACATTATTGATTTTAAGACTAATGATGCAGGCGACACTACTGTGCTATCTAAGGCATATAGTAGCTTGATTGAAAGTAATGGCTCTATCGTTTTAAATTCTAATAAAATTACAAACTCTACCGCATTCAAAATGGCAATGAAAGTTGAATGTGAAGATGCAATGAAGCCAGTAACACAGATTAATGCTTGGCTAAGATTGTATTTAAAATATAATCACAAAGTAGAGACTGTTGCAGTTGAGTATTCTGATATCTCTCCATATTTTATGGACGACGAAATTGAGAAGTATACTAAATTGGCAGGACTAGGTTTACCTGTTAAGACTGAGTTGGCATCTATGATGAGAGCAAATCCTCAGAAGAGTTTTGGTATGGACTTCCTAGAAAGACAGCTATTGAAGTTGGGCACTGAGCGTTGGAATAACCCTCTGGTATCTTCTAATACACAGGGCGCACAAGGTGATTCTAATGGAAGACCGACGTCTGACGAGGGAGACTTGACAGATGAAGGTGTCGCAACTAGAGACAAAAACAAAAATGACAAATAAGGAGGAATATACATGAAAGACACAAAGTTTATTGTTGTGCAAGATATTGATACTGCGGAACAATTGATGACTGCAGGTTTTCAAGTTGTATCATGCATTAATAATGTATATACGTTTTTAAATGTTGTTCCTAGATGTTTTAAATTTGAAAGTATTGATATTAAGAAGTTGGTATATACAAATATGCTATCTTTCTAATATATAGACGCTTGTCTGAAATTCTATAAGAAAGGAGGACGAATATAGCTATGAGTCTTTTAACTATTAATGATTTATATAAGTTTTTTGTAGAGCAAAATAAAAATGTAAGTTTTAATGTAAAAGAAACTAAAACACCAATTGTTATATCTGTTCCTGGCACTTTTGCAAAAGATGATGAAGATATGCCTGGACTATTAAAACTTAAATTAAAAGTTTGTCATACTGATTTAAACCGCAATGGCTCATTCATTTCTAAAGAAAATATGGAAAAAGGTATGCCTACCTTAAAATATAGACCCATCTTAGCACATATTCATGAACTTGAAGATGGCACAAAAGATTTCTATGCACATAATATGGAAATTATAGAAAATGAAGATGGTGAATCTGAAATCAATTATATTGAAAAACAGGTAGGATGTTTTACTGCGGACGAGCCATGGCTTGAGTATGACAAAGACATGGATAAAACCTATGTTATGGCATACAGCGTGATTCCAGAGCAGTATACAGAGGCAGCTGATATTATTCGCAGAAAGAATGGTTCTAAAGTATCATGTGAACTTGTTATTAATGAGCTATCTTATAATGCGAAGGAAAAATATCTAGATCTTACTGATTTTTATTTTTCTGGATGTACATTGCTTGGATGTGATGAAGAAGGAAATGAAATTGGTGAAGGAATGCTTGGAGCAAGAGCTGATATAACAGATTTTTGCCACAAAGAACCTGTATTTACATATCATGATAAATTGATTGAAACTCTTGAAAAGTTGAATGTAACTTTAGAAGGTTTTAATAAAAATACCACACAGAAAGGAGGATACGAAATGAAGTTTGAAGAATTACTCGCTAAATATGGCGTAACTGCCGAGGAAGTAACTTTTGAAATCGAAGGACTTTCTGATGAGGAACTTGAAGCAAAATTTGCTGAAGTATTTGGTTGTGATGGTGATGGCGACGATAACACTGGCACAGACGATGGCGAAGGTGCAGATGATGGTGAAAGCGGCGGCAATGACTCTGGAAATGACGCAGATGCCGACGATGGTGATGATAATGATGATAATGATGATGGTGATGATGGAGACAGTGGAGAAGTCAAGTTTACTAAGACCTTTACCGTTGAGTTAAGCCACGAAGATGTTCATTGCGCTCTATATAATTTAATTGCTCAATATGATGATGAAGATAATGATTATTATTATATTAGAAACGTATATGACAGTTATTTCATTATGCACGGCTGGAGAAACAATAAACTTTATAAAGTTGGATATTCCGTTAACGGTGAAAATGTTTCTTTAGAAGGCGAAAGACAAGAGGTTTTTGAGCTAATTGTTACTGAGTCTGAAAAGATCGCTATTGAGAAGATGCGTGAAAATTATGATTCTCTGGTTAAATACAAGGAGGATGCAGAAGCAGCTTCTCTACAGGCAAAGAAAGATGCAGTATTTGCTAATGCAAAGTATGCAAATGTTGTTAATACTAAGGCTTTCAAGAACTTAATGAGTTCTTCTATTGACTACTCTGTTGAAGAGTGTGAACAGAAAGCAGATGAAATTTTAGACGACTTTAATACATACGTTGTGAATTTTGCATCTACCGAGGAAGTAAAGAAGCCAAACGTACTTGGTTTTAGTAGCCCCGTAGAAACTAAAAAAGCTAAAAAGCCATATGGCAAATTATTTAAAGACAAAGACAATTAATTATTTAAGAGTATAGTCGCTATACTCTTTTTTAATACATTAAATTAATTATAATAAAAATTTTTTAAGGAGGAAACTATATATGGCACAGGATTTAATTAATAAGCACTGGGTTGCTGAGATTTCTCGTGTTTCCGCAGTGTATGGTGATGGTCATATTCTATCTGGCGAGATGGATATGGACAGAGACAATGGCGAAATTGTTGCTGTTGGTAATTACAAAGCAGGTGAGTACTACGCTGTTGGTGCTTTCGCTGGTGATTTTGAGGCAAAGGTTATTGAGATTGTTTACAATATGAGACGTACTATGGTTAGATTTGAGCTAACCAAGGATTGCGACGGTTATTTTGTTCACAACCCTGAGACTATGCCCAACGATTTCCTAAAGATTTATCAGGAACTAGAGAACTACTATAATGAGAAGGGTACTCGCGCAAGAATGTATCCTATGAAGAAGCATGATGTTTTCACCGTGTCCCTAGACGCTTTTGGTGGCGTTGAGCCCGCTATCGGTGCTACCGTCGCTTGGGTTGAAGGCACTGGTTATACCGCTGCTTAATTTTGTGAAAGGAGGAAGATATTATGAAGAATCTAATGAAGTTTAATGTTACTGTGCAGAATGCATTTGATAACGATAATGAAGTTTTTATGGAGTTTAGTGAGCTACTAAAGAACTATGCTAATGGCGAGCTAAATGGCCGTTCTAAGAAAGAGTCTTCTCAGATGATCGTCGAGAAGTTCAGAGCTGCTCTAGGCATTGATCCTAGCGACAAACCTCAGGCTGTTAAGCGTGCTATTCGCGCTAATAAGGATCTAGTTTTCACTCTAATTGAGGAAACTATCGAAGATAGACTAATTACTGGTTGGATGGAAAATCCTTTCTTCATGAACTATGTCGATGTTAAGAATCTAGCTCTAGATGATGAGAATGACTTCTATGTTGAAGATGATTCTATCCTAAGCGTTTCTAAGATTTCTGGCAATCATCACAACATGATTAGACAGAGACTAGGTGCTGGCAGACATTTCTCCGTTGCTGGTGAATGGTTCGGCCTAAAGATTTATGCAGATTTTGAAAGAGTTCTAACTGGTGCCGAGGACTGGGCTAACTTTGTTACCAAGGTTACCGAGGCTATCGACCGTTATCTATATGATGCTCTATATGCTGCTCTAAGAGGTGCTAAGGATGCTCTAGGTGCTAACTGGGTTAAGTCTGGCGCTCTAGAGGTCGCTAACAAGGCAACTCTAGTTAAGCTATGTAATGATATTTCCATGGCTACTGGTTCTCCTGTCACCATTTTTGGTGCCCGTTCCGCTCTATCTTCTCTAACTGGTATGGCTGATGTTAACTGGGCTCCTGAGTCCGTTAAGCAGGAGTACTACAAGAACGCTGGCGTTCTAGGCAACTGGGAAGGTTTCGAAGTTGCTGAAATTGGCCAGGGCCTAAAGCGTGGCGCTTCTATCAACAGCGCTTCTGTTGAGTATATGCTAGACTCTGACAGACTATACGTTATTCCTACCAACGTTGCTAACAAGTTCATCAAGCTAGTTAACTATGGTGAGACTTATGTTTCTCAGGTCACTGATAGAGACACCAACAGAGACTTCAGCCAGGAGTATGAAGTCATGTACAAGATGGGCATCAATGTTATTCTAAGCACTGTTTTCGGCGTTTGGGAAATTGTCTAATATACCATTTTGTAAAGATATATTTTTGGGAATAAAAGGAGAGCAAAATTATGGCAACTACAAAAAAGAACGCACAAGTAGACGAAGATATTATTGAAACAACTGAAGAGGCTATTAAGTCCACTGCAAAGAAGGTTAACAAGCCTAAGCATGACCCTAATGAGCTCGTTATGTGTAGAAGTGTTCGTTTTGGAGAGTTAAGATTAATTGGCCCCAAGACTCATATGCCATATAGCTGGGCAAATGAAGGTGACTTTAGAGAAGTTGAATATCAGGATCTTGTCTCTTGGAGAGCACTACATTCTAGATATCTATTTGATCCAATGATTATCATTGAAGATGAAGATATCGTTGAAGAATGGAAGGCAGATCTAGGAGATCTATATGCAGGTCTACAGGAGATTGATCTAAAGGAAATGTTTAAGCTACCTCATAGACAGTTTGTCGCAAAGCTAAAGCAGTTACCTGATGGTATGAAATCTACGGTGCAGAATATGGCGTACTCTATGATTCAGGATGGCACCCTATATGATCTAAGAACCATTAAGGCTATTGATGAAATTTTAGGTACGGAATTAAAGATGATGATTTAATATAGGAGGTGCTTGTAATGACTTCCTATGAAACAGTGTATGGTCGTTTTTTAAATTCTACTACAGATTTTAATCTGGCGGAGTTGGACGACCACACACTCAGCGAAATGCTTAAAGAGTGGTTACATAGTGCAATTGTAAAAATACGCACATCAAGTGATTTGACTCGTGATGATGACGCCGAGGTTTTTAATAACGATTTGAGCGATTTAGATATTGAACTTCTTGCAATGGGTATGAAGCTTGCATGGTTAGACCAGCGCATTAATTCTACCGAATACACCAATTTATTTGTTGGTGGAAAAGAAGAAAAATTCTACTCTCCATCTTCTCAGTTATCAGAACTTCGCGCACTTCGTGCAGATACACTACGAGAGATGCAACAACTTTACACATATAGCACATATAACAACAATTCTTATTTTGGCTAAGGGGGCGTTTTTTGATGAACATTTATGAAGAAATGCCGCCTAGTCAAATTGCTGCGGAAAAGAAACATATTCGTTCCGCTATATTTAAACTACTACCGTTTAAAGAAGAGTCTTATGAATATCTTGATAATTACTTTGAATCAGTGCTACAACGACTAATTGGATTCAATAAATTGTCTGGGCAACAGCCCGAACTAATCAGTATTATAAGTTTGATTGAATATGCACGGCAAGAGGAAGAATTATCCAAGTATCGTAAGGCTATTCTTGATGCTTGCGGTTTAGTAGATAGAATCAAGGAGAGTGATCCTAATGCTTGAGTCTTATAGACTTCGCATGGCTGCGCTTGGTGGCTATGAAGGCGAAGCCAAGCGTAGGAATGCTCAAAAAATTATGGACGCATCTTGGATGCGGGACCCTGCCACTAAGCTTGTTTATGTGAAATGGGTTGATAGTGGATTACCAGTAATTGATGATAATGATATTCCAGTTTACGCTAAATATAATGTAAAATCATATCACAATATTACTGGTGATGCAATTGCATATTTGTTGCAGTTTAGATTGGAAGATATGAAAGATCGGCCAGATATTAAAGTTGGATCTTATGTTCAAATTGTAAATGAAATAGATGAACCAGAATGGTGGCTTATTGTTCATTATGACGATAGACCCCAATTTAGGCAGTTTTCAATTTTAAAATGTACTTGGGTATATAAGTGGGTTTCTAGAATTGGAGGAAAACGCATTGTATATCAATGCTTGGGTGCCCCGCGTAAACAAAATTCTTATAACAGCGGTGTTTGGTTAGACTATACTACGCAGACTGTTGAAAATCAGGAAGTTATGTGGATGCCCACAAATGATGACACTAAGACCATTTTGTATGACACTAAGTTTTTAAAATCTTCTAGTGGTAGATATCCTCCTTTAAGATGGACTATTACTAAAATTGAAGATACTGCTGTTGATGGAATTTCTATGTTTACTTTGGCACAAGATCAGTTTGATTCTGCAAAAGATAATGTTGAGCTTATGATAGCCAATTATTATGACTCTTATGTAGAACCAGAAATTCTTGAAGTTGAAGACACTAAAATTATTATTGATACTTTAGATATTGTTTATTCTGGTACACCTGCTGTTCGTGCTGGTGGTGGATATAAAAAATTCACACTAAAGGAATTGGTAAATAATGATTGGATTGACGCAACAGATGTTCAATGGAGTATTGACTTTTCTGATGGTGATTTAGAGAAATTAGACATGATCAAAAAAGACAATGTGTTGAAGGTAAAATGTTTGCCATTCTATGATTTGGTTGGTAAAACATTTACTATTGTTGCAGAAAGCAACCATAGTTCACAATCTCTCATTGTGGAGGTGATTAGTCTATGATGCGAGACATTCAAAATCTTAATGATGACATTGGCAAAATGAAAAGACAGATTAAACAAATGCTAATAGCCGACACGGACATTCTTGAGGTGTTACATAATCCTGATATTGATATTGATAGTCCAGATGAATTTTTGGATCATAACATCTTTGGATTTATTAGAATTCCTAACACGCAGGACATTGTTCGAAATTTCATTTGTGTAACTATTGATGATATTGAAGAACATCGTTTTAATGAAGTGATGAAGCTTCAACATATTACATTTGCTGTTATTTGTCATTTAAGTGATATGAAGACGGAATATGGCATTGATAGACATGATTTACTTGGATATTTAATTAGAGACTCTATAAACTGGACAAATCTATTTGGATTGCAGTTTAAATTAGTTTATAACAAGGAAAGCACTATTGATGGAGATTATTACTGTAGAACTTTAAAATTTGAAGCAGTTAAGCCAAATGCATTAAATAATGCAAGGATGAATAATCCACGTGATAAACTTAGACGTTGATGATTTAAAACTTTATATTGGTGACGATTTTGTCATCAATGACAATATTAAGGTTTTACAACCAACTATAAAACAAATTGCAGAATTTGGCGAACGTGAATTTTTTTCTGTAGTCCATACAGTAACTGCTATACCGTCTGATATGAAGTCTCAGCTTTGGGACATGGGCCTCGACTGGACAGAGGTTGACGATTTTGAACTATTTATTATGCTTGTACAGACTTTAACTCCAGATAGAACAGAACTTTTATTTGGAAATATAGATCTTTCAAAATTAAGACCGTATAAACATCCACGTATTGAAAATGAAATTATTTTAGCTGATAAGGAAACTGGAATTCTTATTGATAAAATGATATATCTTAGAATTGTATCCTATCTTCGTAAGGCATTTAATATTACGCCAAAAGTTGAAAAGGCGATGAATAAGATGACTAAGAAAATTTTAATTGAAGAAGATAGGGCAAAATTAAAATTTAATAAAGACAAGCCTTTTAAATCATTCTTGTTGCCACTAATTTCATCTGTTAAAGTTAGGCAAGGTTATACTAAAGAATATGTACTTAATATGGGGTATGTTGAATTTATGAATGACGTTGCTAGACTACAGGTAATTCATAATGCAGATTATTTGTTGTCTGCTTGTTATGCTGGTACTATAGATATGACAAAAATTAATAAGGCAGAATTGAATTGGATGAAAGAGCTATAATGGCTCTTTTTATATTTAAAATGAAAATTATTTTATGGAGGTAAATTATTATGGCTTTTGATATTAATAACTTTGTTATTGACAGAATCGTCCGTGGTGTTGCTCTATCCCAGAAGGATGATTCCGTTCTATTCTCTATCAATCAGATCCAGAATGCTTCTCTAAACTGTGCTTCTGAATCTACTGATGCTGTTGACGCAATGGGCACTCCTATTGCTACTTTCTACAGAGCTAAGTCTGCAGAATTCTCTGCTGAGAACGCTCTATTTGACATGAACCTAATGGCTACTCAGCTAGGTACTGAGAAGAAGGTTGCTTCTGCTGCTTCTAAAATCACTGTTCCCGCTATGGAAAGCTTCACTGTTGAAGGCAAAACTTATGAGCTAAAGCACATGCCTAAGTCTGCTCCTACTGAGATTTATGCTCTAAATAGCGACAGCACTTTTGGCACCAAGTACACTAAGGCAACTCTAGCTTCTGAGACCGCATTCTCTGTCGCTGATAAGGTTATTACCATGCAGATTGAAGAGAAGAATGAAAACGGTGAAGTTGTCACTCCTGGTATTCCTGTTGGCACCGAAATGTTCGTTATGTATGAGTATGAGACCGAAAACGCAGTTGAGGTTGTCAATACTGCTACCAAGTTCCCTGTTGGCTGCAAGTTCGTTATGGAAGTCCTAGGCTGTGACGTTTGTGACCAGACTAACCTAGTTTATGCTTATGTTATCTTCAATAACGCTAAGCTAAGCCCTGACTTCGACTGGTCCATTGCTACCGATGGTACTCACCCCTTCTCTATGAAGGCTCAGCAGGACTACTGCGACAAGGAGAAGAGACTATTCTCTATCATCATTCCTGGCGATCAGGAGTAATTTTGTAACATAGCACTTTACAATACAAAATTAATTTATTAAATATGGGCTAGTGGGGTAACTCACTAGCCCGATGTTAATATTATCGAAAGGAGTGTGAATCCTATGGGACGTAGAAATCGTGAATGCTATCTCTGCGGCAAAGGTTATCAATACTGTTCAACTTGTTCTCAGGATAAAATGAAGCCAGTATGGATGTCTGAATTCCACAGTGAAAACTGCAAAAACATCTTTGACATTTGCACTCGCTTCAATATGAATTTAATGTCTAAGGCAGAAGCACGTAATGCGCTGAACGTCTGTGATTTGTCTAATAAATTCAATTTTAAGTCATATGTTCAACATGACTTAGATGTAATTTTTGAAGAAGAACCTATTATCGTCTCTATTGAGGCAGAAATTAAAGAAGTTTCTGCAGAGAAGGCAGTTGTTGAAACACGCCTAAAAGGTAATAAGAAGAAACATGCACATGAAGTAGTTATTAAAAAAGAAAATGAATAAGGCACTATAAACTTCATGTTCAAAACGGAAGATTTTAGTGCCTTATTTTTTTTACGGCACAAAAGGAGAGAACAAAATGAAAACTTACTCAAAATTACTTGGGCGCTATTACGACAACGAAAATGTAGTTTATCTCGTAAATATGCTCCAAGTTGCCCGTTACATGAAAAACGGCGCACATGAGTTCCTTGTAGATATACTTTATGATGGTGTGAAGCGTGAAGATACGCTTGTGTTCGTCTTCGAAAAAACGCCCCTTATCAAAGAACTTTACTGCAAATGGAACGCGCACGAACTAAATTAAATTCTAGCAACATATGTTAAAGATTTATGATTGGCATAGAAGTTTTTGATCAAGGCACATAACAACATAAATATCTTGAAAGGAGATATGTAAATGCCTATTGTAAAAATAAACAAAAATGGCGTATGGGAAGAGGTTGCTGGTATATCAGGCCATACGCATATAAAAGATGAAATAGTAGGATTTCCTACAAGTTTACCAGCAAATGGCGGCGACGCTGATACACTAGACGGTATTCATGCAAGTGATTTCGTGTTTGTTGACGACTTCACCGATTTAAAAAATTTGGTCGGCAATATAAAGGTTTCGACACAGATTGCAAATGGCACCAAGAAAGCCATGCATAAAAATCTTTTAGATAATTCGGACTTTTCTAATCCTATCAATCAAAGAGGTAAAACAACTTATACTTCTGGCCAATACTGCATTGATAGATGGGTGTGCAACTCCAATGTCGCAGGATCACTCACGGTAGAAAGTGGATATGTAACATTGTCAAACAATGGAACTGGAATCACAGATCTATATCAGATCTTTGAAAATTATAGCAACATGCAAGGTAAAAGATATACTATTGTAGTTAATTGCAATGGAAATATTTATTTTAAGTCTTTTACTATGGGCAGCGCTGGTGCTGGATATGCATTTGGTAATACAGGTGTCAGTTTCTTTTCTGTATCAGGACAACATGTTCTTTTACGTTTAATGAATGCGAACACGACAGCCGACTTTTACTGGGCCGCACTTTATGAGGGCGACTACACAGAAGAAACGCTTCCTAATTATCGGCCCAAGATGCGTAGTGTTGAGTTATTGGAGTGTCAGAGATATTATCAAATTCGAACAACCAATAATGTTTCTGCTATTGATATGCGTCCATCTATGAGAATTGCTAATCCAACTGTGATTTCTGTAACAGGCGGTTATGCATATTCTGCAGATCTATAAAGGGAGGAATGACGAATGGAGTTTATTAATAATCCTTATAGTGTATATGTAAAGCTAGATTCTAACGGTTATATTACCGAAGTTAATTCCTCCGCATTCCTGACCAACACCGAAGGTTGGGTGGAGATTGATTCTGGTTATGGTGACAAGTACCACCACGCACAGGGTAACTATTTCGAGAAGTCCGTCTTTACGTTGGGCGGCGCTTACCGCTACAAGTTGGTAGAAGGCAAGCCTGTTGAATGTACCGACGATGAAATTGTAGCGCAAGAAGAGGCATTAAAGATTACAGAAACACCCTCTCAATTAGATGTCATTGAAGCAAAATTAACTTATATTGCTATGATGACTGATTTAACGGAGGTGCTTTAACTATGAAGGATAAAATCTTAAAATGGTATAAACAAGGTTTATGGACTGAAGCTATGGTACAAAATGCGGTTAATAAAGGTGTTTTGACAGAGGCTGAAGCCATAGAAATTTTGAATAAATGAACAATAGAGTTTTACAACTCAAGGAGGTGAAAAGATGCCTCGAAATATTTTTAAAATCTACGATGGAAGAACAAACTTTTGGCAATGGGACACTAAACAAAAGTTAATTGTCCTAGATGATCGCATTACAGAGGTGCGTTTTTCCAATAGAAATATGGAGCATTCAAAGCGTAGAATTGTTTACACCGATAATAATGGTAATAGAGTTTGCCATGTGCCAGATATGCTATTACAGCTACCTAAGAATTTGATTGCATACGCTTGTATCAAGCAAGACGATGGATCTGTTAGTACCATCAAGTCAGTAAAGTTTGCTGTTGTTAGACAGCCAATTCCATCTGATTACATTTGCGAACAAGACGCGGCGGTTGAAGCAATTCTTGATAAACTAGAAATGTTAGAAGATCTTATTAAAGACATCGAGACGGGCAGTCAGGAACTAAAGAAGTTCGACAGTTTCGAGGATGCGTCAAAATGGGCAAAAGATGAAGGAACTTCTGGCAATATTGTTGTTGTTTATATAGTAGATAAATGGGTGCCTCACGTTGTAGAAAACGATTTAACTCTATCTCCTATTTGTGACTGCAACGGAGAAGCTATGAATATGGGTGTTTACGTACCTCGCTTTGAGCATGATAAATTGATTTTTGAACTAAAAGACACTCCCGGGGAAGAAGAGATTGTTTATGATCTTAATAAGGATAACGAATGGGGATCAATTGACGACTCTGCGGGCGAATCTGGTGGAGATTATATTTGGCAAGATATGTGATAAATTCACTCAGAGAGTGTTTTTATAAATTAATTTTTTATGAAAGGAGATAAAAATGGCTAACGTTTTATTTAAGGTTGGTACAAGGGCGCAATTTGATGCCATTGTTACCAAAAGCGAAACTACTCTATATTGGTTAAATGACACACAAGAACTTTATAAAGGCGATGTCTTATTTGGCAAGGGAGCATTGGCTTCTGAGACAGCTTCTGGTCTATTGTCTGCTGAAGACTACAAGAAGCTACAAGCGCTAATTGACGCAGGTGGAGCTGTTGCTCTAGCTCCAGTTGATGGCTCTATTGTTATTAAAGACAATAAGATTGGCGTTGGTTTGTCTGCTGTCGAAGGCAATATGTTGTCCATTGAGAGTGATGGTTTATTTGTGCCAGTTGTTGATCTGACTGGTTTGCAAAATAGACTTGATGCGGTTGAGGGCAGTATTGCAAAGTTACAAGAGGATATTGTTGGCGGAATTCGCTATAAAGGCTCTGTTGAAACCGTAGAAGATCTACCTGGTGACGCTAATCAAGGTGACTTGTATGAAGTAACCAGTGATGGTTCCGAGTGGTGTTATAATGGTGAAGGCTGGTTTGAGTATGGTTCCGCTCACTTTGTTCCTGTGTCTGGAAGTGGTATTCAGATTAATGGTAATGAGATTGCGGTAAAAATTGCCGATGAATCTAATGGTTTAGTTGCTATTGATGGCGCTCTAACTATTAATCTAGCAACGGCCAATAGTGCTGGTGCTATGTCTGCTGTTGATAAGGCAGCATTAGATACTCTAGTTGCTCTTAATATCGCTGAAAATTATGCAACTAAAGAGGAAGTACAAGCTATTTCTGATAAAGTTGCATCTGTTGAGGAGTCCTTTGTTTGGGCTGAAATGGAATGAAATAATTAAAAAAAATAATGTAGTGTGCTATATCACAATACAAAATTAATATTTTATAGGAGGAAAAAAAATTTATGGCTATTGATAATATGATTAAATTTCTAAGAGGTAATGTTGCCTCTCTACCTCAGACCGCTACCGCTGGTGCCGTTTACTTCACCAAGGATGAGGGTCTATACCTAGGTCTAGCTGATGGTACTTACCATCGTTATGGCGACTTTATTGAGGTTGCAAATGTTGATGCTCTACCTGCTACTGGTGCACATGTTAAGGCTATGTACTACTGCACCGCTGAGAACATTCTAGCTAAGTGGAATGGCACTAAGTGGGTTCAGATCAATAAGCAGCAGACTCTAGCTGAGCTAGGCGGTGTTGCTAAGGAGATTTACGAAGCTAAGATGGCTGCTCTAGAGAAGGCTGATTCCGACAATGCTACTGCTATTGCTGGCGTTGACACCAGACTACAGGCAGCTGAAGAGAAGCTAAAGTCCGTCGCTACCACTGAGGGCCTAGGCGAACTAACTAGAACCGTTGAGGGTCATACCGCTCTAATTGATGTCATTAATGGTGACGTTAACACTGCAGGTTCCATGCTAAAGATTGCTAAGGATGCTGCTGATGCTAAGGATGCCGCTATTGAGGAAGCTAAGGATGCAGCTGATAAGGCACAGGGTGATGTTAATACCCTAACTCAGACTCATGCTACCGACAAGGCTGCGCTAGAAGGTGCTATTGCTCTAAAGGCTAACATTGCCGATGTTTATAACAAGAGTGATATTGACGGCAAGGTAGACACTATTAATGAGGCTATCGCTGCTAAGGCTGACGCTAGTGCTGTCTACGCCAAGGGCGATGTTGATGGTATGGTTTCTGAGCTAGAAGCTGCTGATCTAGCTATTAACAACCTAATCGGTGATGTTACCGACGGCAAGACTGTTGTCGAGATGATTGCTGACGCACAGGCTGCTGCTACTTATGATGACGAAGAAGTTCGTGGTCTAATTGACACCAACGCTGACGCTATTGCTCAGGAAATTGAAGACCGTGAAGGCGCAGTTTCTGGTCTAAAGACCGAGCTAGAGGGTAAGATTAATGCTAAGGTTGACCAGTCTGCTTATGACGAGAAGGTTGCTGCTCTAGCTGCTGAGGACGAAAGACTAGCTGGCCTAATTAATGGCAATGCTGCTGCTATCGAAGAAATGGGTGGCGAGATTGACGTTCTAGTTGGCGACGATACTGGCAAGTCTGTTCGTACTATTGCTAATGAGGAACTAGCTGCTCAGCTAATTGCAGAAAATGCTGCTGAGGCTCTAGACTCCCTACAGGAGATTGCAGCTTGGATTCAGAGCCATCCTGGCGATGCTGCTACCATGAATGCTGCTATTGCAGCTCTAGAGGCTAAGGTTGACACTGGTGATGTTACTGTTTCTGCATATGTTACCGCTGCTATCAACGCTCTAAAGATTGGTGACTATGCTACTGTTGCTGCACTAAATGAAGCTGTTGGCCGTATTTCTGCTCTAGAGACTGCTTCTGCTACTCATGCAACTCAGACCGCTCTACAGGGCGTTGCTGATGCTCTAGATCAGTACAAGACTGCTCATAATGGCGACTACGACAATGACGCTATCGACGCAAAGGTTAAGGGTGTTCAGGATCAGATCGATGCTCTAGACGACGTTTATGCTACTGATGCAGAGCTAACTGGCGCTATTAATGCAGAAGTTGAGCGTGCTAACGGTGCTTATGCTGCTAAGACTCTAGAGTCTACTGTTGATACTCACGTCAAGGATACTGCTGCTCACGTATCTACCGAAGATAGAGCTAAGTGGAATGGCGCTCAGGCTGCTGCTGAAGCTACTGCTGCTGCTAACCTAGCTACTGCTCGTACTGAAATCACTGCAGAGATTGCTACTGCAAAGGGCGAAGCTATTGCTGACGCTGAGGGTAAGGTTAACGCAGCTAAGGCTGACCTTGAGGGCCAGATTGCTGCTGCTAAGTCTGCTGCAATTTCCGATGCAGAGGGTAAGGTTAACGCTGCTAAGTCCGAACTACAGGGCAAAATTGATGGCGTTTCTACCGCTCTAAATACCTACAAGACTGAAAACAATGCTGCTGTTGCTCTAAAGGCTGATGCTTCTGCTGTTTATACTAAGGCTGAAGTTGAAGCTATGCTAACCTGGGGCGAATTTTAATTAAAAATTTAATCAATTCATGGGGCTAGTGGAGAAATCCACTAGCCTTTTATAAAAACATATTATAACACTTTAAATTTGAAAACAATAGTTGGCTTTGGTCAGGAAGATCCGCAAAGTGACTTTTATATAAAGCCAACATTATAATCCTATTTTAGAGAGAGGGTTAAAAATGTTATTTAAAATTTTACATGGAGATGCATCACGTATCTCAACAAATATTACACCATATCACGAGGGCTATTGTTATGTAACTCATAATGGCGACTTCTATGTTGATATGAACAATGATCGTGTTAAGTTAAACGCGAAAGATGCTGAAACCCTTATGGGCGCATCATTGGCTGATGTTCTAAACAATCTTTCATCTGAAATTCCTACTTCAAGCGCTGTCCATTCTGCCATCGAGGAAGCTGCTGAAGTTTATGTTGGTCCATATGCCCCAGACAATCCGAATATTCAGGTTTGGATTGACACATCTGTAGACGGCATTGGCACTATTCCAGTGTTGCCTAGAGTTACAAATATTACTTTAGGATCTAGATATTGGACTGGTAGCTCTTCGCCTTACTCTCAAATTGTTGAGATTCCAACCGTGACGGCTGATACGAAGGTGGAGTTAAACGCAACCGTAGCCCAAATTATGAGCCTACATAACGATGGTATTGCGCTAATGGTAGAAAACGATGTAGGCGTAGTAACGGTGTATAGCTTTGGAGGAAAACCTTCTAGGGATATGGTTATGCAGGTTACACTTCAGGAGGTGTCTTACGTATGATTAGTGGAAATATTATTGGCTCATTTGGCAACACCAGTGCAAAAATTGCATACGTAGATTTGTTTGCAGCAAACTGGATTGGAGATTTGAGTCCATATTATCAAGTTGTCGAAATCGATGGCGTAACAGAAAATAGCCAAGTTGACCTAACGCCAAGTATTGAGCAGTTAGTTACTTTTTATGAAAAAGACCTTGGCTTTGTCGCAGAAAATGAGGATGGTCGGGTCACTGTATACGCTATTGGTCAAAGACCAGAAAATGACTATACAATGCAAGTTACTATTACGGAGGTGGGCGCATGAGTAGAAAAATTATTGGCATAACCGTTGGATCACAGCTTCCAAAGCCAGACTTTGCTCAGAATGATCCCACGAAGGGTGATTATATTAAAAATAAGCCTGACATTTCTGATCTGCAGTCTAAAGAGTCAGCTATTTATAAACAACCTGAAGTTCCAGAAAATGCTCCTGAAGGTGCTTTATGGATTGATACAGATGAAGAAAGCGGATCTGGTGGATCAGGAGTTTCTAGTTGGAACGACCTAACTGATAAACCTGACATCCCTACCGATGACCACATCAATGCTCTCATTGATGCGAAGTTAGGAGTGATTGAGAATGGCGCTTATTGATAAATTAACAGCTTTGGGCGATGCTATTCGTGAACAAACTGGCGGCACAGAGCCTTTAACTTTAGATGCGATGGTTGTAACAATCAAAAATCTTGATTTTAGTAAGACCACACCTATCAACGTCGTTCCTAGCACTGCTTCAACTTTTACTTATGATGGAACTGAAAAAACACCAGTGTGGCAGAATTTTGACACTGAACAGTTAACAATTGGAGGAACAACCTCCGCTACAAATGCTGGAACTTATACTGTCTATTTTACACCTAAAGCGGGTTATACATGGGCAGATGAATCAGTTGAATCAAAAACAGTTACATGGAGTATTGCAAAGGCAACTGGTACATTGTCGCTCAGTGCTACATCTGGTTCGATATTAGACCAAAAAGGCACAACAACTACTTTCAATGTGAACTATAATGGCGATGCTGCGATTTCAGTTGTGTCTAGC